CCGATAGGGAGAGCAGACATAAATGAGCTTGTTCATATAAAAAACTCCTTTCGATTATTCTCGAGAGGAGCAAAACAAAAGGGATAATGATCCTCTCACTATCCCCTTGGACAAGTTATGCGGTTTTGGGCAATTTTTTTAGAAAATGACTTTATTCTGTAGCTTCAATATCTTTTAGGCTTTTTCCGGATTCATCTTTCCACATTATGTTTCCGCTTAAAGAGGAACCACCAACGAAACCTGCAGCCGCTGAAGGGCTTGGAAAGAGCAGGTCTTCAGTTAATTTACCTTGATCATCGATTTTCTCGGCAAACTTTTCTCTAAATTTAAGGATATTTTCCGGACAGCTTTTAGTTGTTGTTAAAGAAATGGTGCTTCCGGTCATGACAACAAACCCCTCCGATGTTCTTTTCCCGGAGGCATCCGCTTTTTGTGTTTTGAAGAACAATAAAGGCTGATCATCAGTTTTTTCAGTAGCCTCAATTTGCTGTTTTCTCACTACCAGAGGCTCAAAGATTTTGTAACCAAGAGCTCCCATTACAAGTTTTGCATAAACAATAAACTCTTCCAGCTCGCTTTCTTTTTCCTCTGTGATGTTTCCGGGACTTGGGTCATTGCTATTTTTCACAAAGTATCGCTTAGCTTCCTTTGCCATGTTACAGAAACGATTTTCAAGATAGCTGATTTCCGTAGGACCGAAAGAATTGTTTGAAGTGGTAAAGGCTACAGCTTCCGTCCAGTAGTCCATTTCACTGTCACGCCTATGTTCGTCCAAACGACAAAGTATACCGCGACCATTTTTTCTTATTCCTGCTTGGCCAACGTAAACGACAGGATCTCCTGCAGCCTCAGTTGTGCCAAAGAGAAAATAAACACCCGTTTGATCCAAATAGGAAATATCTCTTGCTTTATCCAGCATAGTGCGCGGTATTTTGTATGCGATACCGGTCCAATTGGCAAGTGTACACTTGATACGGCCGGAGGCCTCGCCATCCATTAGGAATAAATTGATATTTTTACCTTGTGACATCATCTTTACCTCTCAGAGTTGTATTTGTTTTTAGTGTATTCCTTGGAGCCAAGTGTTGCTACACCCACACTTTCCAGAAAATCATTGCATTCATAGATAGTGCATCCGGATAATCCGGTGAATAAAAATTGATACGCTTGTTGAGCCTTATCTGTCACACTAAAAGCCATGCCGGCTAGGCTGAGTATAGTATTCATCTCTGTTAATGGGAGAGCAAGTCCTACCCCCATAGCAATTAATTGAGGCATCTTAAATGGATGAGTTGGATTCTGCACTCTACTATACGCCATTGGGTTTAGCAAAGTCTTATCTTGGAAAATGCTGGTATTCCATTTCTGCGATTGCATATGTGACCACAAAACAGCATTGGCAGTCGTACCAATATCTTGGGATCGTTTAAACTGATTCTCGAATTGCCGAGCCTTGTTAAACAACTCAGTATTTTGCGTATTAGATTCGAATTTGTTCTTAGTGGTAAATTGAATATCTGAGCGATACAAAAGTCCGTTAGCATCGGTGCTGGGAGTAGTGCTAATCAGAAGCGAAGATATGCTCAATGTACACTCGGCTGGTCGTTCCTTTGCAAGACTTGTTAATGTTCTTTTGCCTTGCTCATCCTGAATAACATATTTTTCTTCATTTAGAACAAAATAGCCATCCGCAAAAACAAAAGCACCTGTATTAATTGTTTCACGAAAAAAATCATCCTCAGAATACAGCTTGAAAGCGTCACTTATTTCCAGAGGGCATTGATGTTTTCTGGCAGACCTTGATGAAGCATCTATTTTTTCATGAATCGCTACGCCTTCATACGCTTTTATCCAATAGTCGGCCGCTCTGTTGTAGCCTAATTCTTCTAATCGTATGACCACAGACTGTTCTGAAACCTCAAAAAAATGTGCAAGTTCAGGAATGACAAAAGGATATGCCTGCTGTAGCTGATAGGGCGTTCTTGCATTGTATCTATTAAATATCTCTTTAGCTTTTTTCAAAAAAGCAATTTTAGGCATGAGAATTTTAGGAGCCATATGCTTGGCCTGCCATTCCATGTTAGCGATATCTTTTAGGAAAGGATCGTCCGACTTAGTTTCTCTGACCTTTGAATCGCAACGAAAGGCAAACTCAGCCCCTGCATTGTGAGACATCCTATATATAAAATACTGCCTATGAGCAAACCAGTGATAACACTCATGAGCCAAAGTGTTATTACGTCGTCCGAGATTCATTGTTCCGGCATCTATAAAAATAGTGGGTGCCCCAATTGGATATCCAACCATACCGTTGGTCATCCAATCAAAAACCTCTATTGTCCCTTCACTAAAAGCAATGGCACCATCAACACTACCGTCACTAGAAAGATACTCGTCTTCAATGACTTCTAGGCTCATTCTCGTTTTGGCAATCGTATCTATAGGTATAGCCTGTGGCACCTCTGCAGCATCAGCACAACCGTAATTTTCTAAAAATCTTGTTGCTTCTGTATCAAGATCCTTAATATAACGCCTAAATGGATTGCTAAATCTGTTTCCCATCCGCATCACCTATGCCGTTACAACTTGCTGTTATGCAGAGAGTCATAAATTTCTTCCATAAAGACTCGGCTAATCTTCGCTCTAACTTCATCATTATTTAGAAGAAGCGTGAAAAAATCTACATTTTGGTCGTATGCACCTACCAAGGCATCCTGAACGCATTCGTTGAACGTAAATTCAAACTCTGATAGAGCATTGCTCTTAGCACTCTTTTGTAAACGAGCTCTAAGTTCAGGTGTATTCAGGATAAGATCTTTAATCTGCAAAGCTGCCTTTGAGGTAGAATTCGGTTCGTAGTTCTTATCATATCGAGCATTAACTTCTTCGATTAACTCAGATAGTTTACGTTTTTGATCTTCTTCCAAGGAGGCTGGCAGTGGTTTCGTTATCTTTATTTCAGGAATTGCCTCGATTTTACCTTCTTCATGCCGTTCCATCTCCTGCTGACGGAAATCACTTACCGTAATTTTGTCCGCAATGTCAAAGTTATTTCCTCCGCTACCAGGATTAATCTCTTTGATTAGGTAAGAAAGAAAATTGAAACGTTTATGCAACTCTATATTTTCATAAACCGTTGCCTGAATTAGGAATCGATAAGCCCTTAAGAAGCGAGAAATTGTAATTTTAATTTCCCTTTGCCGAATCTCTTCATTGGATGTGACCTTTTTCAATGCACGATCAAGCAAAAACCACATTTGCTCTTTATCTCTTGTCGACCTTTTTGCCTTGTACAGAAGTTCATTGAATTTATCTATATCATCCGTATCTAAGATATCATAGGCTTCAATTTCGGCATCCATTTCTCGTACATCGGATGGGGAAATCGTCTCAAATAAAATTGTGTCCTTATAATAGGGGCTGAAGGCAGCTTTGATATCTTCATACTCGTTTTTGAAATCAAGTACAAACGTCGACTTTTCATAAGGCGGATAAATACGATTAAGCCGAGATAGCGTTTGTACGGCGGCTACCCCGCGAAGCTTTTTGTCTACATACATCGCAACAAGTTTTTTCTGGTCAAACCCGGTCTGATATTTGTTTGCAACGATTAATACCTGATAGCAGTTCCGGTCAAATTCATAACGTAGCTCTTCTTCCTTGATACCACTATTCATTGCAACTTCTGTGTACTCGTTACCTTTCAAGGTTACTTTCCCGGAAAATGCTACAAGAGCCTGTATGCCCTCATAACCATGTTCATTAATATATTTGTTAAAAGCAATTTTGTATTTGACAGCAGCTGCTCTGGAGGATGTTATAACCATGGCTTTAGCCTGTCCATCAAGCATCCCAGCTATGTTAGCTCTGAAATGCTCGATTATAATCTCTACTTTTTGTGCGATATTAGTGTCATGAAGATCAATATACCTGGCCATTTTTCTTTTCGCTGTTATTGACTTAAGCTCAGGATCATCATCAATCGCTTTGTTAATATGGCAAAACGTCCTCCAAGTGATATAGTTGTCAAGGACGTTCAAAATATAACCTTCTTCTATGGCCTGTTTCATAGAATAGAGATCGAAGGCGACTTTCTTTCCTTCTCTATTAAGTGTTCCGAATAGTTGAAGCGTCTCAGGTTTAGGTGTAGCGGTGAAAGCAATCATTGTTACATTATCCTGCTTACCACTTTTCCTGATTTCCTCTAACATTTTATCTTCTTCAGTGGTGTAATCATCATCTTCATCACTTAAAACATGAGTAACTGATTGCATTAAGGCACCGTCTGTGGAAGAATGTGCTTCATCAATTAGTACAGCAAAAGTTCTGTATTTTAGATTAGCCAATAAGTCGTTACCTAAAATGTAGTAAAACTTGTGTATGGTTGTTACGATGATCTTGGTATTACCTTCGAGAGCTTCAGCCAAGTCAGTCGAGTCGGCCTCATCATCCATAACTTTGACTTGCCCACTTTTATGGTCAATACCCAGGATTGCCTCCTGAAGCTGACGATCTACAACGATACGATCGGTTATTACTAATACAGTATCAACAATGTTCCTGTTTTGATCGTCATGTAAAGTTGCCAAAATATGCGCCAGCCAAGAAATTGTTTCTGTTTTTCCGCTACCGGCTGAATGTTCAATTAGATAGTTCCGGCTGGTATGATTTTTCTTTATATTTTCCATTATTTTTTGCACAGCACGCAATTGGTGAAAGCGTGGGAAAATAAGAGACTTGCTGCGTTTTATCTTTTTTGTATCCGGATTTCGTTCTTCCTTTTTCTTTATGTAGATAAAACGTTCAATTAGATAAAGTATCTGATCTTTCTTCCAGATATTTTCCCACATGTAAGAAACCCTAATGCCATCAGGATTTAAAGGATTACCTTTGCCGAGTTCGCTACCGATATTAAATGGATGGAAATTTGTATCTCTACCAGCAAGTTTTGTTGTGTAATAAACTTCTTTCAAGTCCATTGCAAACGCAGCCAGAACACCGACTCGCTCTTTAAATAATCGAGTCGCAGGATCTCTTGCATCCTTATATTGGCGGATAGCATCACTGTAGTCTTGACCACTTGTGTTACATTTCAGCTCAATAGCAAAAATAGCAATGCCATTTAAGAAAATCACCAGATCAATGCGTTCATCGGACTTATGGTAAACCTCTTCCATGACAGAAAAGATGTTCTTCTGATATAGCTCAACTGCCTCCGTATTAATTGTACTGTCAGGCTTGCGGTACATCAGTTTAATGGTTGCGCCATTATCAAACTCCACGCCATGTTTAAGCACATCAATCAGGCCTCTGCTGGACTTGTTGATTTCAGAGTTAATCACACTAATGATGGTTTCATAAGTATGTTCTTGATACAGGCGATGCAGTTTATTAATTGTCTCTGACTGTGTAGATTCCAAGAACTCTATTAAGAGTTCAGTATCCATAGCCAAGCCGGAATTAAATGCAGAATTTGGGCGGATCCTAAAATCATTATCTTCGTTAAGTCGCTCAAGAATCAGATGCTGATAATCTTCCTTTTCTTTCAATTGATCGGCACGAATTGGCATATTAGTTAACCCCCTTTACACGCTTCTTCCCGGTGACGTATTCATAAATGAGCGATTGTTTATATTCTTTCTGTACTTCGATTTGCTTTAGTTTGTCGTTTATAATTGAATCAATCTCTGCACATCGTTGATTGAGGAAAGAAGCAATGGCTTGTTGTTCTTCTCGAGGTGCATCCAAATAATACTGATTTTTTATTATTTGCTGGCTGATGTTTGGTTGCCCTCCACCAATTGCTTTTGTATCAAAATCCTGTTTACAAGTCACAAGCCAGTAGTAAAGGAAGTCGATATATTGGTATCCATTTGGAATTATGACGCAGCATGCTTGATTTACACAGGCATCTATTTGAGAAATAGCTACATTACCTACAGATGCCCCATACATGGCTAATACTATAAATGGTTGTTTATAAACTTTTAGTGTCCCAAAAACGTTAAGTGCCAAATCGGTAACAGTTTTTTCTGTATTCGTTACTTTGGATGTCTTATACAAATCTCCACTTTGAATCCAATTAATTGCTCCATCGTAATACTCTGTAGTTCCTGTGTCAGGCGTAGTTCCACTTCCAATATATGCAGCTATGTGTTTAATCTTTTTAACTTCCCAGTGCTCAGGAATCTCTCCAATCCACTCAATGCCGCTATCTTTCATCAGAGCATCCGGATTTAGGCCTTTAGTGACCGTTTCCGTGACGAGAGATTTTTTATACTCTAAAAGCAACTCAATCTGTCGCTCTAAAGTGGAAATGACATTACTGATTTCTAGACATTTAATATCTAAATGTTTTGCAATTTCCTGTTGCATCCTAAAAGACGGGTATGCATATTTGAATTCTCCAAAATCTTTCTGATAAAGATGAATAATTGTGCTATTACCCGCATTTCTATAATTGAACCAGCCCCAGAAAACAGAAGATTGCAGAACCCAGAAAAGAAATTTTCTGTCATATTCTGGATAGGTAGAAATTCGCAGAACTCCACTGTTTAGAGAAGTTTTCCCTGGAATTTGTTCCACAATAGCAACTTTTCCTACAGTTCCGTCCTTAGTAATTAACAAGTCGCCGTTTTCAATTTGTATATCCTTAGCTTCTTCCCAACGGCTTTCTGGGATCCTCACACAACTTTCCCAATTGATGGTTCCATTTAAAAAGTCTGTACCTGTGATTAAGTAAGCACCATCATCCTGATATTCCTCGGATGTCAATCCTTGCCAACCTATTCGACCTTTTAGTATTGCAAGATACTTTATTTTATTTATGGACCAACTTTCCGGAATCTCGCCAATCCACTCAATTCCACTTTTTTTCATACTTTCATTCATGATTTCATTATCCTTCGAAGATCTTCTATCTTTTTTGATAGCTCATTCTCTAGCAAGAAGAACTCCTGCAATACATCTTCAGACTGCCGAGGTTGCTCATATTCGTAAAAATAACGAGTAAAAGGGAATTCTGCTCCTAGCCTTTCTCGGTTGCTTGAGCTTTCAGCCTTATTCGGATCATACTCATAACGCCAAATAGCATCGGGGACATGAGGCAATACCTCTTCCTTCATATACTCCTCGACATTTTGATTTAATTTAATAATTTCAGTATCTTTCGTAGTCGGATCAACAAGTGGATTACCTTTACGATCCTTCTGTATGACTGCTGTCTTATCAATTTCTGATAATTCCGTTGCAATACTGCTGATACGAGAGGGAGTTACGCCATCTACATCACGAAGAATCTCCTTCAAAAAAGTTTCAAATTTTTTATAATCCTGATACGTTTCCTCTGATTTATTCTCTTCAAGTATGCGTAACACATCTTCAGTAAATTTTTTACCTCGAAGCATCTTCTGATAAGCTTTTTCATCCTTATTGCTACGCGGATTTGTCTGTTCCAATTCCATGAATGTGCTCTCGTTGTAAACATGAGCATTGGATGTAAAAAACGCACTTGTTTTAAGTTTCTCGATCGTATGATCGCTGATAATCCCGCTCCTCTGGAGAGGTTGATATGCTGCCCATTCCTTGTATAGGAACTCATTCCTGTCGAAAATCTTGCTCTTGATTATGCAGTCAGCTTTACGCTTTTCTGAATATTGATGCTTTTCTCCCTCTGCAAAAGCTGTATAGACCTCTGTAATTAGGCGAATTTGTTGACGGGAAATTTCTCTGCGCTTTTTACCCAATGAGCGTCGCATCGGCTCCCAAACATCGGTAGCATCAATAAGCTGTATCTTGTTTTTTCTTTCTTTACTTTTGTTTTTTGACAGAATAAAAGCGTATATAGCAATGTCTGTGTTGTAGAAAAGTTGCGGTGATAATCCGATAATGGCTTCTATATAGTCTTTTTCCAGCATCCAACGTCTAATCTGACTTTCACCGCTTGTTGTATTTCCGGAAAACAATGGCGATCCGTTAGAGATGATTGCACCACGACCTTTTCCTTTTTGCATCTTGCTAATCGCATGTTGCATAAAAAGAAGTTGCATATCTCCTGTAGCGGGAAGACCTGCCGGAAATCGTCCATATTGTCCCTTTTTGTGTTCTGCCCTGACAGCCTTTTCAACACCATCACCGGCATCCTTTCCGCCCCAAGCTAT